TAGGCGCGGAACTTTTCAAGGCGTTGCTTCTCTCGGTCGTAGGAAGACACGCGCGGTTGCCCCTCTTCATCCTTCTTACATCCTTTCAAGTCGTTGGGGTCAATGTCGTCGGCAACTTCCCATGTCGGGAACCGCCAACGCAATGCAAACGGTTCGGGAGAACGGAAGTTGCGCAAAGTCATATCGCACGTCATACAGTCCTGTTCATCGTGCGGCGTAAGAATAACAAGCGCGTCGGGGTCGCGTGCATAGACGCCGCTGCCGGAGGCGCGATCAATGGAGTCTTTCTGGCTTGCGTTGCCCTTGGCAAAGTGGTGGCAAAAGGCAACTGCCGCGCCCGTCTCGACGGTCAACATGTCAAGCTCGTTCAGAAGCCTCCCCACATCCTCGGCTTTGTTTTCTTCGCCGCTCATCTGCATGAGTTTGTAAATCGGGTCAACGATAATCAGGCCGATATCATGCTCACGGGAAAACTCCGATATGCCATCAATGATAGACGCATAAGTATTGCGAGGATTTACGCCGCGCCGTGACAGTGCTCCGCGCAAGTGCCAGAAAGCCACGTCTGGCGAATTGCGGTCGAACTTGGCAGCTGAGATTGCCAAGCGGCGATTGCGGCTATCGAACGCCTGAAGCTCGAAGTTGAGATACAGAACATTGGATTGAACCGTATCGCAACCTAGCCAAGGCTCGCCAGCCTGAACGGACATTGCCAAGTCCATCAAGGCAAACGTCTTTCGCGCCTTGGCTGGCCCTGCTATCATCATCTTTGCGCCCTTGTAAAGTACGCTGCGAATGATTTCGGGCGGTGTGGGTGGCGGCGTAGCATCTTCGTCAGTAGCGGTTGTGATTGGCGGAAGGCTTGGCTTTCCATCCTCCATCGTGCGCCACGACGTGACTGCTTGCGTTCCGACAACGCCACTCTCTTCGTCATGCGTTGCCTGCGTTCCTACAACGCCAGATTCATGGCTCGGCTCGCGCTTATCTCCGAAGCCCGCCGCCGCAAGTGACCGCGCTGCCGCGTGGAAGTCTCCGCCGTGCTCAAGAATTGCGTAAACGTGCCACGGGCGATATAACTTGTTCTGTTCGAAGATTGTTGACGACGTGAAGCACCAGAAGCGATCGGGAATGATGTTCAGACTTGCGCTGATGCCGTGCGTCTTGCCCGGCCTTGTCCAATACTTGCCGCCTTGCAACGGCTTCCAGTCGTGACGCTTTAGCAGGTCCATTACGTCACCCCTTGCGTCGTAGTCGTCGCCAGGTGACGTATGCTCGCTTTGTGCTTCAACGGCCTTCTGTGCGGCAATGGGGACGTTTACGGTAGTCTTCCAGTCAACAACCTCTGGCGAATCTCGTACAAACAAATCGGGGTCGTGCGAGACGAAGCAAAGACGTGACACATCCTTGCCCGATTGATCAACTGGCAAGCCGTGCAAGTTGAGATACCTGCGCGAAACTACCTCAAAGAGCTGCTTATGCTCAGCGTCGTTCGTCGGAACGTCCTTTGCCAGCAGCAATACCTTCAGGCCAAGTCCACGCGGACTTCGGAATATTGCAGCCGTCGTCGGGTCTGCAATGATGGACTTGCGCAGATCGTCAACCTTTCCAAACTCGTCGCAGTCGTCGAGGTCGACGCAGAGTAGCCCAGTGTGCGCAATCAACCCTGCAATTTTGCGCGTCGAAAACGTTCCGCTCCAAGTTACAGCGGGCAGTTCGGTCTTGAGTTCTTGAGCCTTATCCTCGTTCTCTTCCATCAAAGCCTGATGGATTGTATCGACTTCAATTTCGTACGTTCCGTTGCGGATGGCTTCAAGGACGCTCGCCGCGGTTCGGGAGTTGTCGCATTCATTGGAGCGGCAGGAACCTAGACCAACATGCACGTTGGCCCATGATGGGTATGTGTTTGGCATGGTATGATTCTAGCGGTGGTCTCCGCTGCCCATAATCATTCCGCGCTCCTTGCGCTTGGCGAGCTTCTCGACGTTCGCCGTGAGAACGTCCCAGATCGTAAAGCCGAACTTATCGGCTATACTGCCAATGTGAGAAAAAATACAAACAAAATCAAATAATGATGGATTGTCTAGCATTGCCACCACATCGTGCATAACGTTTTTAATTGTGCACAATGATTTATCCCATTCCTTGCAATCGGCCTCGAAATCGCTGTTTACGTCGGCGTAGAAAATGAACTGGTTAAATCCAAGCCCATCAGGATTGGGTTGCATAGCATTAAGCCGGTCCAGATACCAGCAAATATCTCCAAGCTCCAAGAGAATGTCTTGTCGCTTGTCCTCAAGCTTGAAGTCGCCCCTGATGGCGCGTTTGAAGATGGCACAGAGTTCCCCCACTTCCGATATGAGTCCGAAGCGAAGATAGTCCTCGTTCTTGCAAGACTCCATCTGCGTTTCGGCAGCGCGTTTGCTGTATTCTGAGAATGTTGTGATTTTTTTCATGCTGTTTTCTTTCCGAATCTCGTATCGAGATATGTTGATGCTTCTTCAAAAGTTACAGTCCAAGGACTGGGATGTTTGAATCGAATCAACCACTTCACCTGCTTTGGCGTGGCAAGGCCCATGTCGCGGCGACGGAATAGCGCGTCCATCAGCATAGAAGCCTGACCTTTGCACGTGATGGTTGATGTGTCAAATCCTGACTTTTCGAGGAACGCAATCTGCTTCACGCTGGCGGGCTGCATCTCCCAGCCGACTTCCGGTTCGTAGTTCGCCAGCTTTTCGTCGTCGATTGCCAACGCAAACTCCACGGCGTCCACGGTGCGGCTCTTGCGCTTGGATGCTTCGTTCAACTTGTCCATGAGCGTTCTGTGGCGGGCTTCTGCGGCCTCCGAAGATGCCGCAAGGAGGTCTAGTTGCTCCCCGTCTCCACCGCCCGCCTGAGCGTCATCCAAGACCTTCTGGACGGATTCCAGTTCCTCTTCCGTCTTGGCAATCAACTTCGCAGGACGAACCAAGTCGTGGCGGTCGGAGAGGTAGAGCGGGTCAAGTAGCAATAGATTCTCCTTGCCGGGGAATATGCGCGTGCCGCGCCCTACCATCTGCATGTAGAGAACGAGGCTCTTTGTCGGGCGTAGAATGTAAACGCAATCGACGCTCGGCTCATCCCATCCAGTTGTCAGCAATGAGGCGTTGCAGATTACCTGCCAGTCGCCGTGCAGCGCGTCGCGGTCTTTGCCGTCAACGTGGACCGCCTTTACGCCCATGCTGCAAAGAATCTCAACGAACTTCTTCGAGGTCTCAATGAGCGGCAGGAAGACAACCGTTTTGCGGTTCGGCGCATTCTCAATTAATGCCTTCGCGCAGGCTTCAAGGTGCGGCGCAAGCGCAGTGCCAAGGTCTGCGTCGTTGTAATCGCCTGCCGTCGTTCGCACGCCGCGTAAGTCAATCTGCATCGGTATCGACTTGATTGTTATGCGCGATAGAAAGCCCTGTTTGATTAGGTCTGGCAGGGCGATTTCGTAGCAGATGGATTCATAGAAGTTCCCTAGTTGCTTCTTGTCTGAGCGGAATGGTGTAGCCGTCACTCCAAGCAATTTCGCGGGCGAGAAGTGCTCAAGCACTCGTTGCGCCATGTCGCCAAGCGTATTGCGGTGGGCTTCATCTACCATGACGTGCGCGAAGTAGTCCTTCGGCCACTTGTCAAGCCGTCTAGCCATGCTCTGCGTCGTTCCGATGACAATGCTATCGCCCACGCTCGCCTTGCTGTCTGCCATTTCCACGGCAGGCGGGAAAAGTCCGAACTGAGTAAACTTGTCAGCTCCTTGATAAACAAGCTCTTGAGCGTCCGCAATGAACAGCACCGGGCCTTCGGCAATTACTTTTTCGGTTATAGCCGCAAGGCAAATCGTTTTCCCGGATCCCGTGGCGGCTACGCCAAGGATACGATGGTATTCCGTCCATGAGCGAATGGCAGCGTCAACGAATGCGGCCTGATAAGGTCGAAGTTCCATGATAAAAATAGTGGCGCGGTATTGTGACCGCCGCGCCGTCGGGATTTATTCATCCAACGCGAGGAAAATGCGATTCTTTGATCAGGTTCAACCAATCGTCAGCCCGCATGGTAACAAGCCAATCAGAACGGCATCGCTTGTGGGATACGACGGGGATCTTTCCTTTTGAATCTCGAATGGATTGCTCCATTGCCGTCTCGATGTTGAGATGTTCAACAAACTTGACCTCGAAATGAATATCCGGAAGATCATCGCATTTTACATCAGGAGAATCTGCACCGCCAGAGAACTGTTGGCCACGAATAGCTGACGAAAATCCAGCTTCGCGTAGTTTATCACGCCAAAGGCGTTCGCCTCTGGCTCCTTTCTGCCTGCTGTTAATCATAGCTTAGTATGGTACGTCGTCGTCAACGACTGGTGGCTTCGGTGCGGGCGTAGGAGCTTTCGGAGCGGCGGCGGTCGGCTTGGCTCCATTGGCACGGGCAAGCGCATTGAGCTTGCGGAACAAACTTCCTTCGTCCTTGGGCTTCGGCGGAACAAATGACAATGGGTTTATCCACTTGACCTTCATCCTATCCTTGCCCTCGTAGGGGTCGTTCTCGACGACGGCCCTGTATTGCTGTCCTTTTACCTTGTCGGGCCATTCCTCCATCGGAAGCCCTACGCCAAAGGTTTTTACGATCGCATCGTAGGAGTTCTTGAAAGCTGCATCCGAGAAGTAAAGGAAGGCCGTAATATACTGTCCATCCTCGGCAACGCCGTGAATACTAAAGCACGGCGTGCCATTTTTCGATTCCGTCCAGTTTGCATCCTGAGCGGTGAGCACATAAGTGCCCGGTTTGTCAATAGCTGGCATGATTTTTATCCTCTTAGGTTGGTTTTGAAGATTTTGATTGCCCGCTCGACACCCGGAAGTTTTCCGTTGGTTTCATCGAGCAACTTGGCAATCTCTGATTTGACAGGCTCTAACTTGAAACATTCAGGGTGCGCCTTGTAAAGCTCGGCGGGGTTAACGATGTCGTATTCCCACGTACCTTTGACAACTGCACCCTTGGGAACAACAGACGGAACCGCCTCCTTCACTTCGGCTCTGACTATCAAGTCAATCGCCTTGGCGTCTTCAGCCAGTTTGCGCTCGGCTGCAAGTTCGTTGTGCGCTGCTTCGGCTTCTAGCTTTGCCGCCTTTTCGGGGTCGTCGGACTCCAATGCCTGCTGGCGCAGTTTATCAGCCTCTTCCTGAGATTTGCGCTGGCGTTCCGCAGCAGCATCCATTTCAGCCTGATGAGCAGCTTGCGCGAGCTTCTGCGCCTCAAATTGCGCCAGTCGTTCACGCTCTCTTGCATCGGCGTCGAACTTTCCGGCAGCGCGGGACAGGCGGTCATACTCCGCCTGCAAGTCACGCGAGAAGTTCTTTGCGGCAGTGTCAATATCCTTCTCCGCCTGCAAAACAGGAGCCTTTATTTCCTTTCTGCACTTCTCAAGAGCTTTGAGAAGGTTGTTGATGTCCCGCATAGGCTTGTCTGCCATGTCGCGGTCCATATCGTCTTCGATTGTGCCGACTTGCGCGGCAAGTGCCAGCGCATCCGCCTTCAGCTTTTCAGGATCAGGCGTGATTGTGATTGTTGGTCTGTCTAGTCCTGAGATTGTGATAATGTCGTTCATTTGTCGCCCTCTTTCAGTTCAAAGCCGCACCAGTTGGCCATTTTTGCCTTGGTAGTCCCCTTGAGTTGAGCCTTGCGCGACTCGTTCAAGTCTCGCCAAGTTTGCCCAGCCGTAATCCAGCTCTTGGCAAGCAACTTGACATTGATTGCATCTTCGTAATTCGCAAACCACGCGAGCGGGTCTTCGGCGGCTACGGTAGGCTCTGCCTTGGGAGTTACAGAAGCATCCGGCTTGGGCGCAGGGTTTTCAACTTTAGGCGCAGGAACAGCAACCTTTTTCGGCTCTTCATTGGACGACTGCGTGAGCACGGGGAACACGCTGGCAATGCTGGCGTATTCACAGGGCAACTCTTCGGCAAGCCCATGCCTGTTCTTGGCGTCGTAGGCGTCACAGTGCATTGTATGAATGAGACGTTCCTTTCCGCCTATGCCAGTTGCCCTTCCCGTCATCTTGTCTTTTGTTACAAGCGTCTCGAAGTTAACGAACAGAACGCAATCCGCCCATTCCCGCGTCATGGGAGAGAGTTGCTTTGTGAGCTTGAGCGAGAAGCGGTCAAACTGTCCGATCTGTCCGGGTAGTTCAAACTTCGTAATCTGTGAATGTGCGCAGATTATGACATGTTTGCGCTCGGAAGCATCTTGCAATGCAGAAAGTAGTTTGTTCCACTTCTCAGCTACGTAAGTGTATCCTTTTCCATATCCGAAGTCTTCTACTCCATCCTTGCCGCCCTCCTTAAGCACGGCGGCAACGCAGAGCTTTTCCGCCGCGTCCGCCGTGTCGATGACGATGGTCTGACAGCGCATATCGTTTGATAGTTCGACAATCTCTGCTAGCATTTCGTCGAATGTAGTAGGACGAGGCGCACGCTGCACGTCGTAGCTTTTGGTTCCGTCTTCCAAGTCAATAAAGACTGGCGATGGAAGCGAAGCCGCAAGTGTCGTTTTACCCACCCCCTCCGGCCCGTAGAATACACCGCGCTGAGGCGATGATAGTTTTCCTGATGTGATGTTCATAAAGTTGTTATGCCCTTCCGATGCAGATTTGTTCTTCGCCGCTTGGATTCTTACAAGATAATAGACGCGTGTTTTTACCGCGCTTTCTCCATCGTTCCATTTCCATTTCGCACCACTTGCGGTAGGTTACTGTTCCGGCAACGGTTTGAACCGTTGAGTCGGGACGATCCCAGACTGTGATATTTTCGTTTGTTGTAGGTGTCATTAGTTGTTCTTTCCAAATACTTCTTCGTATTCTTTGAGCAGTTACTCGCGCCGCGCTTCCTCTTTGGCTGCAATAAGCGCAGGTGCGCGTTCGGGCAGCGTTCGGATAGCCTCGATGGCGGCGGCGAGCTTGGAATCTCCCTTGTCCAATTCGGTTGCTATTGAGTAACTCTCGCCAAACGAGGAATGGTCTCCCGCTAGATAAACGTGCACGCTGATGGAGCCATAGTTAATGGGGTATATGTCAAACGAGCATTCATACTCGTTGATTTTGTTGTTGTCGATGCAGAGTTCAAGAAGCTGCATCACCTTCTGTTTTTGGTCGGGTGTCATGTGTGTGTATGGTTAGAAAATTGGAGCGCACGGCGGGACTCGAACCCGCAACAGCCAGCCTACAATGCTGGCGCTCTACCTATTGAGCTACGCGCGCGAAAGGACTATGCAGATCGAACGTTCCCGCAAACAGTGCAACGGTAGCCAATACCGTTTTCCTTTTTGCACGCATTGTGAACGCGATTACTGATCCCGTGCAGCGTATCTTGTGCTGCATGGAAGCACTTGCAGGATAGTACCTTGCTACCCTGCGGCTTACCTTTTGAGGTTGTGGATTCTTCCATGTGTGTTTCTCCTATGTGGTGTTGTTTGAAATAGTTGCCCCGTTTTCCCCTGCGCGACGGGGCCACTCGCGCTACTCACCCATACCACAAAATTCAGACCGCCGATTCGTCAGACTGGCTCGGCGGACGGAGCCTTTGATGTTTGCCTACCGCTGGTAGAGAAATTGTCGCACTCGTGCCGGACTTGATTCCAGCTCTGATGATCGGTGGCGGCTATGGCTATCAGCCTTACACTTAGGCACGTCCTTCCGTGCTGACGAGTGCGTTCGACCTTGCGGCGGATGCCTTTTCGTCTTGGTGAGCTTTTCATTCACGTTCTGCGCCGCTTGGTCGAATTGATTCGGGGTAGTACTTTTACGCTGCTTTCGCCGCGCTACCCCTAAATATTTTAGCCGGCGCTTATAGCGCCAGCCTGTAAAGAACAAAAGAGTTTGCCGGTCTCTCCCGGCTGTCACGCTTACCATCGTTTCGCTCGCGTTGCTGCATTACAGGGATGGCCCCCGCCGCTCGTTAGTTGCCTCATTGCGGTATGCCGTTTTTAATGTCGATAGGTTTGACAAGACCCAACTGCAAAAGTGGTGCGCGGTGGCTCTCCCAAACCTTGTGGCTGCCGCGCCAGCCTGTAAAGAACTGTGGCCGCTATCGGCCTTCGATGCCATCACCCTACCCACTCCTTTTCCGCATGTCAAACATTTTTCTGAATTTTTTCAGATTATTTTCTTGCGCATGAAATTGACCTGTGCTTTATTGTCGGCATGGACGATTACGAAAGAGCGATTAAAGCCCTGCGCAAGGCGCGGGACAATTACAAGAAAGAATTCCCCGCATGGGTCGCCGAAGCTGGCGTGAACTACTCCACGGTTTACAAGTGGCTGGACAGGGGACAACTGCCGAGCGTTCGGCTGCTGCGGGAGGTTTTGGCAGTCGTCAAGAATCATGTTGCTTCCAAGAAGGCAAAGAATGAAATCGCTTAACTGGAAAGACGGACTGCCTGAGTGGCTGCGTTACGACGAGTCACCGCGCCGTAGCAACATCCATGTCAAGCACGCTACCGCCAGCACGACGGACGACGAGATCGTTACGCTCGTTGTCGGATGGACTGAACGCCCCGCGACGTGGACAAGCCCGATGGAGGTTGAGAACGAAGGTTGGGCTGTTTACGTCAGCCAAGAACAGGTTGATTTCGGTGAGGGCGGAGAGCGCGAAGCAATCGCCGCGCTGGATAGAATTTTGGAGAACCTACACATCACATTGGAGGAATGAAACAAATGAACAAAATCACATTACACATTGCATCTGACGGGAAGCGTTTTGAATGCTGCCCAGAAGACATTCGCTCGCGCCTAGACATGGGACGACGCGGAACTAAGGTAACGGTAAGCCCGTCCGAGAACCATTCGTTCGCAGTGGACGTGTCCGAAACGTGGGACGAAATCGACGCCCTGATTGCAGAGTCTCGCTGCGAGGCTCACGCAGTATCGCCGAAGATTAAGGTTCCGGTGAAGGAGCCTCGCCATGACTAACGCCGAACGCCTACGCGCCCGCTGGAAGCTAATCAAAAACATTTGCCAGATTAGGGACTCAAAACGATACGCCGCCGGACGTGTTCGCCCAGTTCGGCAGGAATGGGAACTGAAATACTTAACAAACGAAAGGTAATTATGACAAACGAAGAAGCAAAGAAGGCGGGATTCCGCATAGACGCAAATGGGTGGGCCACGACTTGGCGCATCTTAAACACCAGCGAGATTCGTCGCCTAAATTCAATGGTAAGAGGTCTCGATGCAAACGACTTCCCGACCCGCGAGAAGGCCCGCGATGCACTGCGCAAGCAGAAGGCCGACGCAAAGCACGCCAAGTGGCTCTCCGAAATGCAGTCGCAGACGACGCCCATCACGCCGGAGCAGGCAAAGATGCTACGCCCCGATGATATGAAGTATGGTTACGACACAGCAACCTTGGGTGTTTTTGGCATTCGTGGTGATGCCAAAGAAGAGCCTATATATGCAAAGACTCCACTATTCTTTACGGAACAAGCAGCGAGAAATAGACTTAACGAAGTAATTGCCGCGCAAGCCGCGCGCGACAAGGCCAAGGCCGAAGCCGAGCCGCTTGAGTGGTGCGAGTATAATGAAGGGTATCGCTTATCCCCAGAAGCTTTTATTAGTTTTGACGACGGAAAGACGTGGACTACCGTAACGGGTAAGTTCATCGGTGTTTGTTATTCGGAGCGCCTAGGCATTCGTGCCCGCTACCGAAACCCCTTGTGGCTTGCGAAGCACGGCAAGTCTGTTGAGTCTCGCGAAACGCCAGTTGGTGAGACGCAAGCCAAAGAAGTTGTAACGGGCGAGACACAACCGAAGGCTTTATGCAACGTAGTATCTCACCCGTCCCACTACACCTCTCACCCATCCGGCGTCGAGTGCATCACTATTACGAAGCACATGAACTTCTGCCGTGGCAATGCTATGAAGTATCTCTGGCGTGCTGGGCAGAAGGGCGATTCCATCGACAAGGAGATTGAGGATATTGCCAAGGCTGAGGAATACTGCCGCATTGAAAAGGAACGACTGATTGCCTTGAAAGGAGCGAAGTAACATGAGCGAAACATTCTGTTTGGTCTCTTGTGAAGACTGCAAGAAGCTTGGTCGTACATGCTGGAAAGATAAAGCAAGGAACGCTGCACCAACTATGCTTTCCGCTTTAGATGAATGCGAAAAGCTAATCGACTTACTTATGGTCATGAGAAAACACATCAATCACCTTCCAAAACCTTACCGTTTTACGCCTGATCAGGACAAGTTTATTTACGAAACCATTAAAAAAGTGGACGGTATAAGACTTGCCGCGATAGCGAAGGCGAAAGGAGGTGCGAAGTGAACCCGAAGGACATGACGAACGAGGAACTGGTATTTATGGCCGACACGGAGGCTGGTTCTTACGACCATCCAATTGCTGCCGAGATAAAACGTCGCCTCGACGAGGCCGACGCGCTCCGCAAGGAGAACGAGGAACTACGGAAGGACAAGGAAAAGTTGCTCAAAGACTATGCAGAGCTAAAGGTAAATGCTGCGCTGCTTGTTGCGTGCGACGACGCATTGGAATCTTTGGCCGCAGAGGAAGCTAAGGAAAGCGAGGCCAGCCATGAGCATTAGGAA